CATCTTCATCATCTTCATCATCTTCGTCATCTTCATCTTCTTCTGACAAATTCTCAGCATAAATTTTTTCTAAATCTGCTAGACCATCGGCGACATAAGAAGCGATAAAGTTTACCTCATCAGAATCAAGTGAATTAATTAAAGAGATTAGATCTTCTTTTGTAATTACAACAGCTTCATCGTCATCTGGTGAAATTGTAGTGTGATCATCATCTATTTCTGTATTATCAGTTTCTACTTCTTCATTTATTTTTTCTTTTAGTAAATATTCGAACATAATTTTCCTTTTAAAATATTTTTATTATTTATCTTTTTTAGAGAACAGTTGTTTTTCTGTTAATATTAAAAACTTCCAACCTTTTACTTCACAGTATTTGCGGGCAGCTTCCCATTTTGCTAAATTAATCTTGTAAGTCATTACAGCATATAAGTTTTTGGGATCCGGTTGAATTGTCTGAGAATAAGGTTTTATTTCTATAAAATATTTAACATTATTATAAACAATCACAAAATCTATATAGTAATTACTTATTTTATTTTTAAATGGATGCTTATATTTAATAGGAAAAGGCTCAGAACTCCATTCTGTTATTTTCGGATTAAAATCACAAAATTTAAAAAATTGTAGTTCATATGAACTTCTATATTTGGGTAATTGTATTTTGGATTGTCTTTCATTTAATCCTATCTTAGAATACTTAAATTTTTCTGGATATTTTGGTTTATAAAATCCTTGTTGATATTTCATAATTCTCTTTTTGATTATTTATGATAAATAGATTAAAAGGTAAATTTTGAAATACTTCAGGGATTTGAATTTAATCGGCTATAATACTTATTACATAAATGAATTTAATATAGGAACTAAACATTTATATTATAGTAATAGTTTATTTTTTAAATTAATTATGGATTATTATACACAAATAAATGAGTATTTTGAAATATCTGAGATAGGATATGATTATTTCATTTTTAACAATAATCTTGAAGTTCAAGAATTATCCAAAGTTCAAAGGGATTCTTTATTTGTTAAAACAAAGAAATTCTTTAATTTAGAATATGATTTAAACATATACAGATTTTCACAAATTTTGGATTCTAATACAAATAAAGATAAAATCTCAAAAGTAGATTTACTCTTTGAAATTTTGGAAAAAGATTTTATTCTAAAACTCCAAAGAAATAAAATAAATTTAGAAGAATATAGAAGTGTATTAACGGAGAATAATTTCAAAGTTCTTAAAACATATATACAAACAGATATTTGATTATTCAATAACTAATTTAATTTTAGGATCAATATCATATATTTCACCATCATCTGTCATTGCTTTGTCTTGAACAAATGCATCACAAATAGTATAAACAACATTATCTAAATAATCATATATGATAACATCTTGACTTAATAAATCTGGATTTTTATTTTCAATTTCTTTTAAAAATGTTAATAACTCTTGAGCTTTCATAAATTATACTTTCTCTCTATAATTTTACAACTTTCAACATAATCTTCTAAAGGATAGGCCTTAAAATTATCTTTGTATGAGGATATTATAGCAAATTTATCTATATCCGAAAAATAATCAATATAACCATCCATTTCAATATTGTCCTTTTTAAATGTAACAAAATCACCTAAGCAAATATTTTCATCACATATATCTTTAAAATCTGATTTAATCTTCATCATTTTCTATTTAACCTCGCAAATATTTAAGTAATCTTCTAATAAATCGACAAATCCACAATAATCTCCTTTAGCAGAAACATTAACACAATAACTATTAGTTTCTTCTCCATATAAATTAGTTTCAAATATTTTGATAATATCACCTTCATAGATACATTTAGAATTTCTGTCTTTGAAGTTTGTATTCTTTCTCATTGTTTCTCCTTTATATGTATATTATATCATAAGAAAGTTTAAAGTTTTATTAAACTTAAGGTAAAGTTTGTTTAATCTTCTACTGATTTTACCATATTTAAATTGTTTTTAATATCTTCGAGAGAATCTGCTATTGTTTTATCGCTTCTTAAACACAAAAATCTAGGGAATGTTAATGAATATGTGTCTGAATTTTTACCTTTAGAAATATCAGTTGCCTGAACTGTCATAATAGTATTTAAATATTTTTCTCTATTATCAGATATCTCTTGAAGTAAATCATCAGTAATACCAGAACAACTTCCTTTTAATAATCCATCACTACTTTCAAACATTATCGATCCAAAAGTATTAGCTCTTTTATTTTTACCTTCGGTAAATCCCGTAATTTTTACATCAACGTCAAACATAGTTTTTAATTTTATTTGATAATTTGAAGTTTTATTTTCAAATTTTGCATTAAAATCTTTAAGAACTCCGCCTTCTTTATCTTCTGAAATCCATTTTCTTGTTATTTTAAGAGCTTCATCGAATGAATTTACAATAGTACTTTGGACTTTTTTCATCATATCACAAATAACAATATTCTCGAATCTGGTTTTATAATCTCTATTAGAATATGAATTTTTAAACTCTTCTAATGTTAGAAAATCCCAAACATAAAATGTGATATCATCAGGCACTTCTAAAGAATTCAATAATCCGTTTGATTTAAATCTTTTATCTTGTGCATTTAAATCATCATCGAGATTTACCATTAATTCACCAATATATGCACCATCGGGAATATTACTTTTTAGAATACTTTCTTTTAATTTTGGATAGAAATATTCTTCTGAACTTCTTGAATAAAATGAAACTTCATTATTTTCTTTTATTATTGTTCTATATGTGCCGTCCATTTTCTCTTGGAGAAATGCTGGATAATTTATATATTTAATTTTCTCTAATTTTGAACATCTCATATAAGGTAATTCGAATATACAATTAAAAACCTTATTAATGGATTTTGCATTAACTCCAGACTTCAAATCTCTTTCTATTATTAGTGATAATACTTCTTGAGATTCTTTATCATAAGAATCAAACAATTCTTGTAAATATTGAATCGCTTTATTACCGGTGTATTCTCTTGTATATAAAACTTTTAAATTATCAAGATTTATTTCTTTATTACCTGTTTTATTAATATTAATATTTGTTAATCTAATGTTATATGTATAAAACACTTTATCATATACCATTTTAAGAAATAAAGATATTTCTTTATTGTCTTTATATTTCTGTAGAACTTGTAATTTGTAATTACTTGAATTTGAAACTCTTAATTCTTGTATAAAATTATAAAATATATTTTGCATTTTTTGTCCTTATAAGTAACTTCTTTCTGTTATTTTTTCATTATTTTCTAATATATCAAAAAATACATAATGACCATAATAACCATTATGTTCATTATATATTGTAATTTGTAAAAGACCCTTAGTAGTGTAAATATTAATAAATTCTGCTGGTATTTCTTCTTTAACATAATTTTTAGAATAATCCATATTTTCTAATACTTTATATGTTTTATCATCAATACTATCACTTAACTCTATTTTAAGAATTTTAGCATCTTTGTAAAACTCGAGAGGTTTATCAAATTCATTTATTTCAAAATAACCCCAGTTTTCACAACACTGTGTTTCATTTTCTATAATAAATCTAAATGTTTCCCCTTCATAAGTTTCTATTATAATACCATCAAATTTTTCTTCATATCCTTCTACTACTTGAGATTTTCTATAAACGTCAGAAGTATCGTAAATATCTTTAATTTTATACATATTATTTCTCCATTTGAATAAATTCATTAAAGTTAACAATATCTGTTCTGGTTACAGTCATAGTGGTATCTTTTATTGCTTCAACATATAATAAAAGAAAATTATCTTCCGATTTGTAATAATCCATTTCCATTAACATTTTTGAAAAATTCAAAAATCTTTCTTTATCTATTTTATACATAAAACATTTAGTTCCTAAATAAAATGTTATTCTATCATCTTTAATGTAGATATTTTCTAGAGATAATGTTTTAATTTGAATTGTGTCGTAATCTTTGATGATAACCTTCATTTTCTTCTCCTTTTTACGTTTTATATGGTTATTATAACATAAGAAAGTTTAAAGTTTTATTAAATTTATATAAAAATTTTATTAAATTTAGATAAAAATTAAAATATTTTCTCGATTCAAGAGATTTTAAAGATTTACAAAATATAATAAAGATAAATAATAAAAAATTTAAAAGGAATATAATGTGGTTGAATGAAACTATTAAAAAATTATTTTTAAAACAACCGCAAAATTATGTAGATTATTATCAAGATATAAATCCGGATAAAATTCAAAATCCATTATCGAATCCGGAACAATTTTTAGATAATGCTCAATTTTTTGACGTTATTGGTGATAATAATACATTTGCAAGAACATCAAATGCTTATAAACAAGCAGATAAGATTAATACATATAGAATGATTTCAAAATATCCAGAAGTTTCAGAAGCTATTGATGAAATTATTAATGAACTCATATATACTAATGATTTTAAAAACATTATTAATATAAGATATAATGGGACTAATAAAAAACTTGATAAAATTCTGAACGAGAAATTTGAAAAACTTTATAAACTTTTAAATATAGAGAAAAAAGGTTTTCAATTTTTCAGAGAAGTTTATATTGACGGTCAACTTAACTTAAAAGTTAATTATCATGAAAATTATAAAAATGGTATAAAATTTATTTCTTATCTTGATCCAAGATATCTTTCTTTTGATTTAAATAAAGAAATTTATGAGTATATTGACATTGACTCAGTATTTAATTCACATTATTTGAATACTTTTTTCTGGAGAAAAAATAAAACACAGTATAACAAAGAAATTAAGATGCAATATAATATAGAAGAAATAGTTCATCAAAATTTCGGATTAACTGATGGTGAAATATGGTTAGGATATTTGGATAATTGTGTTAAAAGCGCAAATCAATTAAAAACTCTAGAAGATCTTCTTATACCTTTAAGATTTAATAGATCTGTTTCACGAAGGGTTTTCAACTTAGATGTTTCGGATTTACCACAAAGTAAAGCAGAAGCTTATATGAGAAAAATCCAAGAACAATTCAAATATAAGAAATATTACAACTCAGATACCGGAGAAGTTGCGAATCAACAACACATGACTTCATTAATTGAGGATTATTGGTTTAGCAACCGTGGTGGTCAAAAAGGTATGAGTGTTGAACTTTTGGACGAAAGAGGTCAACTCGGAGATTTAGATGATATTCTTTATTTCTATAAGAAACTATATAGATCTTTAAATATACCTCAAAATAGAATTAATATCGATGGACAAGAAAATGTATTTGATTATGATAGCACTCAGTTATCTAATGAAGATTTAAAATTTCAAATGTTTATTTCAAGAGTAAGAACTATTTTTATTAATATGTTTGTTGATCTTTTGAAAAGAGAATTAGTATATACTAAAACTCTAAGTGAAAATGAATTTAATGAAATATTAGATGATATTGAAATATATTTCAGCGGTCAAAACTTATTTTTAGAGAGACTACAATTAAATAACTTTATGAAGAAGATTGATTCATTCTCACAGGCCCGTGATTTTGCCGGTGTTATATTTCCTGTTAATACATTATTTAAAGAAATCTTTAGAATGGACGATGATGAAATAAAACAAAATCTTCAAATGATTCAGAAAGAAAAACAAAATCCATTATATAAGCATTTTTATAAAGATTTAGTAGATGATGAAGATGGAGATCATTATCAAGATAATGATACCGACAACGACTCGGATGACAATTCAACAGATAAAGAAAAAGATGATAATACTGAAAAAGAAGAAGATTTTGACGGATTCATAAGGAAATAATATGGATTTTTTAAGTGTAAAAGATGATATTGTTAAATCTTTAAATGAAGCCACTGTTGATATCACATCACCAAGAAGTTATGTTTTTCCGTCAGAATTGACATCTAGTGATTATTCAATGAGAAAAGTTACTATTAAAATAGTTAAAAATCTAACATTGCTTGATACTTCTGGTGGCTTTAATAACTTAGTTAAAAAGGTTACAGAGAAACTCAAAGATGCTCAAAATGAAATAGGCAAGAATGTTGATATTCAAGGTATTATAGGTGGAAATACAGAATCACTTGGAAAAATTTCAGAATTTACTTCATATAAATATGATTTTCCTGATAGTGAAATAGAATTTCAAGTTGTTTTACCTGTTCCTAATCAATTTACAGAAGCTTATGGACACTCATTTTCAACTGACGATGGATTAATGAGTAAATTACCTTTTAAAGGTGCTGTGGAAAGTGCTCATCTTATAAATTCACGTTTAGGTCATCAAAAACAATTTGTAAACCCAGATAAATTTCAAAACTACGCAGGAACTGAACCTAGGAGTTTTGATATGTTATTCAAATTAGTACCAACATCTCAAGAAGAAGGTGTAAATATTTCTAAATTAGTTTATACTCTAAAAAGATATTCAAGCCCTGAAGTTTCATTCGCAAATACTGTAATGACTCAACCAAGATTTTTTGTAGTTGAATTTGGAAATCCAGTACTTCAAAAATTAATAAATCCATTACCTTGTGTTTTAAGAAATATATCTTGCACTTATGACGATGGAACTTATGTTAGTACTACTGGGGATGGTATGCCAAAGGTGATAACTTTATCTCTTGGATTTGCTGAAGTTCGGACAAAAACATTTAATGATTTCGGAACACAAGCTCAGGCAAAAGCTTCAGAAGGAATATATACTTTAAATGCTAAATAAGGAAAATAATGTTAAATAGTATAGTTAATCCTAAGAAAGAATATGTAAATGAAGATCATAGTGGATCAATAGAAGTAAGTGATTATTTTTCTTTAGAATTGGATAATATTAGAAATCTTTATCATAATCCTTCAATGTTAGAATATATAAAATTACAATTCAATGACTTAATTGAAAATATTGCATATAAGTTGTATAATGATCCTAAATACTATGATATTTTAATGTTATTAAATCAAAGAGATATGCTTTTTGATATGGTCTATACATTTGATACTATTAAAGATATTGTTGAAGAAGAAACAAATAACTATTTTAATGAATATCAAGGTAAAACTTCTGCTGAATTTCTAGAATCATATAAGAAATATAAATTAGAAGAATATGAAAAAAACAATGAAAAATTAAATACACTTTTAGTTCTTAAAAAAGATGTTTTACCAGAAATTATAAGAAATTATATTTATGGAATATAGAGGTAGATTATGGATATCAAAGATTTAGGTGATGTTTCATTCATTCAAGATTTCTCAATTGAATTGATAGATGTTGTTAATAATAAGAAAATAAAATTAGATCCAAAATATCTATGTGATAGCAGAATAGATTATTCTAAGAAAGATTTTGATTATTCTGTTATTTCTGGATATATCATTGTTAATAATGTTATGCAATTAGAGAAACTTCTTGATTTCACGAATGATATTATAATTACAGTAAGATATATTGACTTAAGAAATAATTTCATTTTGAGAGATTTTCAGGTTATTTCAATAGATAAAAGCACACTTGGTCCAAGAGAAAATATTAAATTTAATATACAAGACAGATTTTCATTTGTTCTTTCTAAAACATATAAACCTAGGAATTTCAAAGATACTTCTTTAAGTACTATATTAAAAGAATATCTTTCATTAGTGAAAGTATATAATAACATTACTTTTGAAATTGAAGAATCACCTATAATTGATTATATTAATATAACAGGAAATATTGATTTTCTTAGTTCTTTTAGAAAAGAATCTCAAAAACGTGGATATCTTTTATATCAAACAAGAAAAAGTATAGTTTTTAAGAAAATTGAGAACATTTTCAAAAACTCGGAAAACTCAAAATTTAAATACGCAGATAATATTAAAGATAGAAATTATCTTCATAAGATTTTGGAATATTATATTCTACCAGAAGATAAAAATAAAACTAAATCTCAAGGAAGTTCTGAGTATTTTGATCCAGTTGAAGATAAAATGAAAATTCTTAATTCTTATAATGCAAGTGATATAGGCATTTCTTCTAAAGAAAATGATATTCAATTTACACAAGGTAAACAATTAGAAAAAAGACCTATTATTTCTAATGAAGGTATAATAGGTGAAACTCTTTTAAATTACATTGAAAACAATAGAATTGAAATGTATTCATATTTAGATATAAATGATCTGGATAGATTTAAAAGTATAGATGTTATATTATCCGGAGCTCCACAGGATAAAGATACTTCGATAACTGGAAATATTAAAAATTCAGGAAAATATACAATATTAAGTATTAGTGATAAATTTTTCAGTGGATTTAAATGCGTTTCTTGTGTATTATTAGGACGTTTTGATAATAATTCAAAATAATATTTATAATTTATTTACTTTTTATTTACTTCGAATTTACTTTTCTATTAAAAATGATAGATTTTGTTATGTTTTTGTAACTTACTTTATCATTTTTATTACTCTTTTAACACTTTATTTTGTCTTTTTAACATAAAATAACAAATCTTCAAAAAATCCATATTTTTCAAAGGGATATATCACAAAAAATAATAGAAAAACGAAGAATTTTTGGGAAGTTGTTTTGAAACTCGTGAAACTTGAGTTTTTCTTATAATTTTCTTTAAAAAGAACATTTTAAGAAATATTCAAAAAGTGTTCGAAAAATAAAATTTCATTTTAACTTTGACTTTTGAATTCACTTTCTTATATATAAGAATAACTTTCACTTTGAAATTCTTTTTCGATCATTTAAATGTTTCTTATACTTTTCTTTAAAAAGAACATTTTAAGAAAACTTGAAAAAATTAAATAACTTCATTATAATAAAAAGACAGAAATGTAATTTAAGAATTGAACTAGGTCGCCCATTCTTTACTTAGAGAGAATAGTGTATTTTCACTGTGTATGTGTTTAATGTTTTGTTTTAAAACAAAATTCTAAAGATTTTCTCCTTAATTTACTTTAAATCTTAAATGAACAGTTTCGATTAAATACTTAGGTTTATAATAAAAATCTACATAAATATTTTCTGGTTTTGATTTATCTTGATTTTTCTCATCACAAACTATTTTGAAATCTTCTATATAATTTTCGGCTTTAAATCTTTGTGCTGCATTTCTAAGATTTGAACTTAAATCAATTCGTGTTATATGATCATTATATTCAAAAATATAGTTATTAAGAAGTTTTTTGAAATTTCGGATAATTTTAGTTTTAATAATTTTATTTGTAAGATTAGTTCCATCTAACATTCGTTCAGAAT